ACGCCGACAATGAAAGCCATGACGACGTAATTACATTCAGTTTCCTCGAGGCCAACCATAGGCTTATCTTCTTCAGCCTTTGGTGTAACAACAGGTTGCTGTTGTCTGGCTGGAGGTTCAAGTTCCTCCAAAGGACAGTAGCCTATCATTTATACTGTACCTAGAGATTAATTTCAGTCTTCTTCTTCTTGCGACCTCTCTTAGACTTGGTACCTTCAACATTCACTTCCTTCACTTCACCCCCAGTAGATTCTCCTGAAATAGAGACAATGTCAGACACGTCATCGTCGTCTTGTTCCGACACTGGTACCTGTACCGTCGTGTTCATTGGTGGTGGAGGAGGCATCATGACACCACCCATCAGGCTTGAGATGTCAATACCTGGACCCTGCATCTCATACTGACCAGTACCACCCACTGGAGCTGCATCAGCTGGACCAGATGGCGCACGAGTGGTATTTTGAACAGCGGACATCATATTCTTGACGAGATCTGGGTTTTGCTTCAAGACATCATTCATATTGGGGAGGGCGCTCTTAAACATGGAGTTTGTAAGGTGGAACATCATCGCTGAACCACCCAACATCATGATGAGTTTGACTTCTGGAGCAACGTTGACCTTGGAACGGTACTTCACGTAAAGCTCTTCAAAGACACCGTCATAGTCATCCACATTCTCCATGACAGATTCAGACCAACCCTCAAGTTGGATTTCAAATGGATTGTACCTTTTATTGAGGAACTCCAGGCCTGTGACACAGGCGACTAACATACGCCGAGAGAAGCGAATAGACTGTTCAACATCAATACTATAGGTAATTCTCTTGACTTCCGTTCGGAGATCTTCAACATTGGAATAGGCGTTGAGTCTCTTGTTTATAGCAAACCCCTTCTTCTCAAGGCGACCCAATTTATTGAGGAGATCACTCTTCTCTTCATCAATGGAACTGTAGCCCTTTGAGGGTTGCTCCTCTTGTGGACCAGGGCCATCATCAGCATCATCAAAAAACATTTGTTCATCTTCGCCATAGTCAATCTCTTCATCTTCTTGAGGAGGTGACGGGGCTGATTGTTTATTTGGATTCACAAAGGCATCCATGGCTTCTTGTTGTTGGGGAGGCGGTGGGCGACGCACTTGCTGTGGTTGGGGTCGTCGCACAGGCTGAGGACGCGAGGTCGAAATCTCAATTTCATCCATCAGGGCCTGTTCGTCGGCGTCCAGTTTCATCACATGGGTGCTTCCGCGATCTAAGACAATTTCTTCGTCCATCTACTCTCTAATAGGAAACTATTCAATAACCTTTAACGCACTTTAGAAAAAATTATATATGTACATTATAAATGTTGAACCTCAACCGTGCCAACCGAAATGCCATCATCTCCATTGTTGCCTTGATCGTTTTGATCTTTGTGCTCGGTATGTTTAAAAGTACCAGCAAGTACCAACCCAGACCAATCACCATTAAGGCGATCAATGAAAAGTCCATCTTTGACCTTGAGCACCGTCTTGAATGCGCCCCTGGCCACACCAGCGAGGGAAGCACATACACCAAGAGCCTCACTCCAGGTGGTCTCTGTTCTTCGGAAAAGCTTGTCGCGGAACAAGCGGGTGGCTATGAAATTGAGGACGGAATTGGCGGATCTTTAATCTAAGCTAATACTAAATGGCTTTGGTTACCTCGCCCCAAACTATTCCAGATCTTGACTATGAGTATCACACCATAACCGTCGACACCATCGGTCAAGACAGTGCGAATACTTTTACATGCCACCTTCAGCAACCCATCAAAAATGTGGTTCAGGCGAGACTCCTCGCGGCCCATATTCACTCAAATGTCGTGACTGAACATTGTTATGTCTCCGTGGAAGAACTGGACTCGATCTTCAATGACCGAGCTTCAAATGTTTTGACTGGTCAGGGACACTTGAGTATGCTTCGAGGTTCTTTCGCGAGTCTCATCACTGAAAGTGCTACACATGATGCGGGCAATTCACTCATTACTTTCAAAGATAACTACCCAATTGTAACACAGTATATCGATCCAATTAGACGTATTGACCGTCTCAGTGTGACCATCCGAGATCAGAATGGAAATACCATTAAAAACTCAACAGACGATGGTGCAAACTTTTTAGTTTTTAGATTTGTGTGTAGAAAACCAAACTTGTAATTTTCTCTCCTTAAAGTAAATGTCTTCGGGTATTGTTCAGCTTGTAGCAATTGGTGCTCAGGATGAGTTGATTATGGGCAACCCAGAGATATCATTTTTTAACTCAACATTCAAGAGACATTCAAATTTTTCACAGTCTATTGAAAAACATACTATTTATGGAAGTGTGAAAAATAACTCTTTGTCCACGATACGCATTGAAAGAAGTGGGGATCTTTTGGGATACACCTATCTGGCACCAGATGATGGTACAAAGTCTATTGATATTCAAGATTGGACCAACTATATCGAGAGTATTCAGTTAGTTGTAGGTGGTCAGGTCATTGATGAACAGGATTCGGTATTTACGGAGACAGTGGCCATTGATACACTCGCCCAAAATGTTTCAAAAAGTTCAAATGGGCCACACCCAGGTATCAGCTCGCGGTCATTTTTTTATCCACTTCGTTTTTTTTATTGCGAAGGACCACAAAATGCCTTACCACTCGTCGCACTTCAGTATCACGATATCGAATTAAGAATACGATGGGGATCAAACGCAGAAAACTATAATTGGGAAGCCTATTCTAATTATTATTACCTGGACAACGAAGAACGTGGAAATATTGCGTCGCGCACCCGCGATATGCTCATCTTTCAGGTTCAAAAAAACATAGCATCAAATGAAAACGTTCAGGAATTAAACTTCAATCACCCAGTGAAATACATCGCGAGTTCAAATATATCCTCACAAAGTGCTTTGACATCTGTATCAAATCGTATCAAATTAAGTGTGAATGGTGTAGACATATGTAATTATAAATACGCAAAAACACACTTTGTAAATGTTTCACACTATTATCACACAAACTTTGTGACTTCACCAGATATTTTCTTTTATCCATTTTGTATAACATCAAGTGTGCACCAGCCAACTGGTACACTAAATTTTAGTAGAATTGATTCGGCTACGATACATAGTGAAACACTACCTATTGTAAATCCAATTTACGCCGTAAATTATAACATTCTCAGGGTACAAAATGGTATGGCGGGGTTACTCTATGCGAATTAAAAATACAGTAATATATAAATGGTAAAGAATATCAATGCTTTCCATCTGACGGAGAAAATACGATTCGGTCGACACACTTCGGAAACACAACCAGAAAATACAATCGTGTTAAACGCCAGTTCATCAGAATTGCGGAACTTGCGAGAGAATGGGTTTTATGTATCACCTATTCGTGACATGGGTACATCTTCAAATGTTCTTATGTATGATGTCACACGAAATGAGATTGTTGTTGGAGCTGAGTTTTCATTACAAGGAATCACAGAATTAGGCTCTACGTCAAATGTAAAAACAAGTTTTAAACATTTAGAAGTCGAACAGTTGGATGTCATAAATGTGACAACAATTAATTCATATTATATTGAAAATCCAGAATTTGTGATTGGTAGATCAGATTGTGACATTGATCGTTCGACCCTCAAAATGGTACGGGGTGATGCGAGTGCTTCCATAGATTATGATGGCAAACTAACAATAACATCGGATACAATCATTGATGGATCTTTAAAAGCCAATGTATATCACGGTGATGGAGGTCTTCTTTCAAATCTGTCCTATGATCAACTCGGCTACACTGTTCCCAAACTATGTGTTACAAATGATGTTATTGCCAATAAATATTATGGTGACGGAAGCGCACTCACAGGACTTACTTTAGAACAAGTAGGAAATGTCACATCCGACCATTTAACGATGAAGTCTGCGAGAATCAACGAAGAAGCTTTTATTGGTCGCGATTTATTTGTAAATGGTTCAATTCAGTCTGAAAATGTTGTGTATGGAAAAGTATTTGTGGGTGATGGACGCCGTTTGTCTGGTGTGGCACTCACGAGGGACTTGGTCTCAAATACGGCGAGAATAGAAGCACTTGAATTATTAAAACCAGAAATTGCTCAAATTGATGGAATTGTTTGCGAAATTCCAAAAATTCACATTTTGGAGGATAACGTCAGACAACTTCAAGATAAAGTGAAGAATGATGTTAAGCACCTTGAAACATTTGAGTCTGATCTTAAACACATTCCACAAATTGTTGATAAAAATTTGATGGATATACAGACACTTCAGAAAAAAGCGGAAACTCTTGAGAGTTTTGTTCCTACCGTAGAAAAATCTAAAGTGGGTTTGGATATCATCACACCAATTGTAGAAGCCACTGAGAAGAGAGTGACCACTGTGGAAAAGATTACTCCACGGGTACAAGTATTGGAATCTAAAGTCGCAAAGACCGAAGCTTTGATACCATCCGTACACACACATGAAACATATGGACCTCGTATAGAGAGACTTGAACCCATCGTGGATGATCTCGTAACATATATTCCACGCATAGTGAGAGTTGACCCCTTCATACAAGTTGTTCAAGCGTATACACCAAAGGTTGATGTATTGGAAAAACAAGTTCAAAGATTTATTCCACTCGAAGCTATGGTATCAAATGTGTATTCAACTGAAAAGGGTCTCTATGAAATTCAGAAACAAGTTCCAAAGATTGATGAGAGACTTAAGATTCTTGAAGTAGTACCACCACCAAGCACACTTCAAAGTATTACATCTGAGCAAAGTAATACGACGGTGTCCGTTCAATTTGAACACCCAAAGCTTTCGCTAATGACAATCGGTAATGTGGGTATAGGTACGACAGAGGCATCCTCGAGAATTTCAATATTTGAAGAACCAAATATACTGACAGATATGGGCGAAGTTCGCACCATCCGAATCAATAATCTTGTAGAAATTAACGCGTATACAAAAGCAAATAATGGTACTTCATCTGGAAGACCTGGTGGTCTCGTAATAAAGACAAAACGTCCAAATGGTGAAATTCAAGAAAGTATGACTATTGATGGAAATGGATGTGTCACAATTGGTTCAAATAGTGCGTATCCATCCGCGGCGCTGGCTGTAGATTCTACAACACGCGGTATGTTACTCCCACGGTTGACAACGGAACAAATACTTAAAATTAAAAAACCTGAACCAGGTCTAATGGTTTATAATACAGAAGATGACGAATTCTGGGCATATAAGCGAGGTGGATGGGGTGAAATAAAATCATCTCTTATATAAATGGTAAAAAACTTAAATACCATTGAAAGGTCCGAGCGGATACGAATCGGTAAGAATGTTCCAGACGAACAAGCTATCAATACGGTAATAATAAATGCGTCTAATGTATCCCTCAACGCACCGTTAAGTGGTTTGTATGTATCCCCGATCAGGTATGACACGAGTGTTTTATCAAATACACTCGTGTATAACACAGTCACAAAAGAAATTGTAGATGCTGGTATTAGTGCTGATAATCAAACACTTCAAGATGTGAGTGATTATGGAAATACAACAACGAATACACTTGAGTTTAATAATCCAACAACTGGGTTTGTGAGTATTTCTAATGTGGGTATATCCAACACGTCACCTATACACACACTTGATGTGGGATCAAACTTGTATGTCAGTGATACTGACTCCAATGTTCTCACTGTATTGGGTAGTACCTACATAGAACAAAATTTGGTTGTTGATGGAAATTTAACAGTGCGTGGAGATTCAACGCTTGTACACTCCGAAAATTTAACCATTTCCGATCCAATCATAGAATTGGGAAAGAATAATACAAGCACTGATTTCATTTTTGATTTGGGTATCATTATGAATCGTCCAGGTTCTAATGTCACTGTTGGATACATAGAAGATGCCGAAAAATTGGTACTTGCGTATACAGACAGTAGTCCAAGTGGTAGGTATATTGTACCCGATTCTTCAAACGCGTTGAGTGTCCAGGTCTATGGTAACGTTACAGCTAATGCGTATTTTGGTCTCGGTACCACACTCGATGGTGTTGCGTTAGCTACGGATTTAGAATCAAATGTGGTGCGTATTGAGGTCCTTGAGACGGATATGGCATCCAATACTGGTCGTATTGAGGTCCTTGAGACAGATCTTGCCTCTAACACTGGACGTATTGAGGTCCTTGAGACAGATCTTGCCTCTAACACTGGACGTATTGAGGTCCTTGAGACGGATCTTGCCTCTAACACTGGACGCATCGAGGTTCTCGAGACAGATCTTGCCTCTAATACTGGACGCATCGAGGTTCTTGAGACGGATATGGCATCCAATACTGGTCGTATTGAGGTCCTTGAGACGGATATGGCATCCAATACTGGTCGTATTGAGGTCCTTGAGACGGATACAGCCTCGAATACTGCGCGTATTGTGGTACTCGAGACAGATCTTGCCTCCAATACTGGACGTATTGTGGTACTCGAGACAGATCTTGCCTCTAATACTGGACGCATCGAGGTTCTTGAGACGGATATGGCATCCAATACTGGTCGTATTGAGGTCCTTGAGACGGATATGGCATCCAATACTGGTCGTATTGAGGTCCTTGAGACGGATACAGCCTCGAATACTGCGCGTATTGTGGTACTCGAGACAGATCTTGCCTCCAATACTGGACGTATTGTGGTACTCGAGACAGATCTTGCCTCTAATACTGGACGCATCGAGGTTCTTGAGACGGATATGGCATCCAATACTGGTCGTATTGAGGTCCTTGAGACGGATACAGCCTCAAATACTGCGCGCATTGAGGTTCTCGAGACGGATACAGCCTCAAATACTGCGCGCATTGAGGTTCTCGAGACGGATATGGCCTCTAATGCGAGTAGAATTGGAACTCTTGAAGGTCAAATTGTAACAAAAGCCCCTATAAATAACCCAGTATTTACTGGTATTATCACTGGAAATGGGGGTCTCATTTCAAATGTGACACTGGAACAAGTTGTTTCATATGGCAATACAACATCAAATACACTGTACTTGACAAATGAAGATACATCCCTTGTGACAGAGGGTAGTATGGGCGTAGGTACAACAACACCCGATAAAAAACTTCACGTAGCTGGGGATGTTCAAGTGGACGCGAATGTTTATGCGGTTCGATATTTTGGGGATGGGGGTCTGTTGAGTAATACAGCTTTGACGCCTACTTTACAAATTGTAACACAGGTTGGGTCTACAACAGATAGAACTGTTAAGTTTACAAATGTTACAACTGGATTCATTACAACATCTAATGCTGTCTTTGGTGGAAATATTTATGTGACTGAAGAAATCACTGTCACAGGTAACGTATATGCCCAAAAAGACCTTGAGGTTGTGGGGAATGTTGTGACCTATAAAGATCTACTTGTCAGTGGAAATGTATACGTGTCCCAAAATGTCTCAGTCACCGAGGAGCTAACCGTCTCTGGAAATGTGTATGCCCAAAAGGACCTCGAGGTTGTTGGGAATGCCTATGTATC